GAAAATGTTTGGATACATTTCAATAAACTTTGGATAGACCAAGGCAAATGTCAATCTTTAATAGATGCCCTTGAGAATTATCGCAAGGAATGGGACGAACAGAGACAAGTATTCAAGGATAAACCCGTACATAATTGGGCTTCGACTTATGCAGACTGTCTCCGCTACCTATGCGCAGCCATCCACAAAACTAAAAAAGGTATGACGGGCGAAGAGTTTGACCGCAAGAAAGCTCAAGCATTATATGGTTCTAAGGCCGATTTGCCTAGGTTTTTTGACCCAAAATATGACAATTTACGCTAATTAGTTCAACAAGTTCTAGGAAATAGAATATGGAATGGAAGAAAATCGACGAAAACATTCCGCATTATGATTGGATCATATTAGGCTACATTAATGAAAATGATAATATGATTTGGCAAATAGGTAGAACCCTTGATGGTAAAAACTTCGAATTCATGGATAAAGAAATTGAATTCGGAGTTTGTTGCGGCGATGCGACATGGGAGTTTTTACCTCAACAAGTAACGCATTATTTAATATTGCCATATGATGAATAACCGAAATAATCGAGAGATCTAATTTTGATGTATATAGGGGCGGATTTCTGTAGGTATACTTTGCTGCCCCTACTATATTCCCCCATCCCAAATCTTCTTGCCTAAGTCAAATTTAACCTGTATTTGATGGTAAACATTGTATTTGCTTTACATGCGTTCTAGAATAAATTTAGTTAGCTAAATTTTACGAGGAGCGTTTAATGTTAATGCGTTCGCCTGAAGGTCTTGATGTTAATGATGGATACTCAGCTATAAAACGCAAAATAGATTCTGACTATGCTGCAAATCAAGCTATCTGGCAGATATATTGGACAGAAGCGACCCTAAACAAACCTGGGGTCGATAAATCTTCCCTGATTGTCTTGGAAACCCTAAGGGGCGACAAGGGCGAAGGTGAAAGCCACGCTGAACGACTGAGCGGGAAGAATCCGCAAGGATATGCGACAGTCTGAACTGAATCGAAAGATTCAGAGAGAGATCCGAAGAGGTTTCTCCGCCTAGTAATAGGTCACAAAAGTAACAGAATGGGATACACGCCTAGAAGCTGGTGATACGTCATTAATGGCTGACATTAATACTCAGCTACCAAACAACGGCCGAGGATCATGGTATTTTAACCGTGTAAGGCCTTTATGTAATATGGTATCGGGTTATCAACGCCGTAATAGAAAATCGACCGTTGTAGTTCCATTAGAAAACGGTGACGACAAAACAGCAGATCAATGGACTAAGATCCTTCTCAATATCTACAAGCGCGAACATGTCTATGAAACTATTTCTGAAGCGTTTCATCAAGGTGCCTGCGTTACTGGCATGAATCTTTTGCATATTTATTTGGATTTCAAAAATGATCCCATATCGGGCGATATTAAACTTGACAACTGTGCTTTTAATAGCTTCTTTATTGATCCTTATTTCCGCAATAGAGATTTATCTGATTGTTCTTTTGTGTGGAGACGCAGCTTCCTCACCCATAGCTCAGCTGCCGCATTAATGCCGGATAAATACGATCAGATCATGCAATTGCCTGGCAATCCCATGGGAACAGGATCAAGAGATCACAGGTTTCAATATATGCCTGAAGCTTATGGCCAGACTCAACAAAATAGAGTTGCTTACGATGAATATTATTATCGTGCTTACCGCAAACAAAAATTATTGGTAGATAAACAGACTGGCGAAGTATTCGAGATAACCAATCAAGAAAAGACCGATATTGATACATTTCTAGCACATTATCCTCAAGTTAGTGTATTTGAACAGGAAGTGCCTACAGTTCGCCTAGCTATCATGATACAAGACAAGATCTTCTACGATGGTCCACAGCCTTTAGGAATTGACAATTATCCATTCGTACCAGTGGTTGGCTATTATAATCCAATGATGCCATATTTTTATAGCCGCATTCAAGGGATATGCAGATCGCTTCGAGATCCACAAATATTGCTCAATCGTAGGATAATATTATCAGCGGACCTATTAGAAAGTATTGCCAATTCCGGTTACATATTTAAAGAAAATTCCGTTGTTGATGTTAAGCATCTGTTTCAAACCGGTCAAGGGAGGATTATACCGCTCAAAGATGATGCGCAGATGACTGATATTCAGCCTATACAGCCGCCACAAGTACCGCCATCGTTCTTCCAAATGCAGGAGACCTTTTCCAAAGAACTTAATATGGTTTCTGGTATCAATGAAGAACTTATGGGTTCTGCTCTTGATGATAAAGCAGGAATATTGTCAGCATTAAGACAAGGTGCAGGACTTACAACTTTGCAGCCTATTTTTGATGGATTAGATAATTCACAGATATTGCTTGGTGAACGAATGATGGAAATAATTCGTGCCAATTATACGCCAGGCAAGATTAAAAACATGCTTGAAGGTGAAGAACCTGCAGGGTTGTTCTACAATAAAGCCTTTGGGAAATATCATTGTATGGTTGAGCAAGGATTCAACACAGAATCTCAAAAGCAGATGCAGTTTGCTCAGCTTATGCAGTTGCGTGAGATGGGTGTTCCGTTGCCAGATTCTACATTGATAGAAGCATGCACAGTTCAAGACAAAACTAAGATTATAGAAGCAATGGAAAAACAAGCACAGCAAGCTCAACAAATGCAACAACAACAGGCTCAAGCGGCTATTCAATTGCAGCAAGCGCAATCTCAATTGGCTCAAGCTCGCAGCGCTGCCGATATGGGCTTGTTTAACGAAAGGACAGCCAAAGTTATTCAAAACCAAGCAGCTGCTGAACGTGAGCATCATGAGGCGATAAAGGATGATGAAATTGCACTTTATAACAAAATTAAGATGATTAAAGAATTAGAAGACATGGATTTAGGCCATCTTGAGCGGTTACTCAATATGGCTAATTCATTAAAAGCTCAAGAAACTATAAACTCTCAGCCTGTACAGGAACGTCCTGTAAGATAGAGGGTCAACCCTTGCAGTATCCGGAGACGGATAGCCTGTAGTATCTAGAAAGGCAAAACTATGCCACGTCATCACAGCGCATATAAAATGCGCGCAAAAGAACAGTATGCAGGATATGAAGAGTCAAAGAAAATGATGGGTCATGATGGTGGAATGATCCATGAAATGCCAGGAAACTTCTGTCTGTTGCCTGAGAATGTTATCGCCAAAGATTGGCCTGCTTCTCCTGATCATGCAATGTATGCTTCACCTGATCTTTTTGAAGGCGCACAGCGTCAATTACATGAGGACAAAGCTGATCTCAAACGTATTATGAAGCCTGGGAAATATTGATCATTAGGAATTAATATGCCTGGAGCTATTAGAGGCGATTTGAAAGCTGCTAAGATTGCTTATAAGATTCTCAAGACTCCTAAAGATAAGCAACAGCACAATCAAAAGAATCCGCCTGAACATCTCGTCAAGCAATGGTTCAAAGATTCCTCCACTGCACAATAAGTAAAAGGGGGCGCAAAGCCCCCTTTTAGAAAGATGAATATGGAAGTTCCAAAAAAATTCTGGGAAGAAGAGGCTATAGAGCCAGCCCATAAAGATATAAAAAGAGCACTTGAGAAAAAAGCCGGTATGAAACCAGCAAAACATATAGTAAAAAAGGCCAAGAAAGTTGTCAAAAAGGCGAAAAAAGTGGGCAAAAAGAATCTCAAGCGCTTTTTAGTTCATCATGCAACTATAAGGTAAACAATGCCAAAGAAAGTTGATCATAAGAAAGCAATAGCAAAGGCAATAAAGCATCCTAATAAATTAGGTGCTGGCGCAGCTAAAAGGAAAAAGCTTCCAGCTAAAGACAAAGTTTCTGTCGTGATGAAAGAGTTCTCGCGAGGTACTTTGAACAGCGGTAGTGGCCAAAAGGTTACCAATCCCAAACAAGCACTCGCGATAGGATATGCAGAATCAAGAAAAAGAGGCGCCAAATTGCCTAAAAAAAGAAAATAGATCGGAGCCTCGTCCCCCTCTTTATGGCTTTTTAATCGTTTACGCACAAGCTCTTTTCTATCTGTTGCCCCCTAAATGTCTGGTTATCTAGATAAATAGGGGGTTTTTTAAGGAGAAAAT